CGCTTCATCGTAATAGGACTTCTGTTCTTTAGCACTCCCTTTCTCATGCTGCAAACCGTCCGCAGGCCATGCTGTAGGCACACCTTCCGCCCAAGGTTTAATGATGTGCCATGCCTCATAAGGTTGTTTCTCCGATTCTTTCCATGCGTTGACTATGTAGAATATGTCTGCGTCTCGATCCCATACCATCTGGATATGAGCTTGTGGGTGCCGCCATCCAAAGTCCATACCGTCAATGATGAACCAGTATTCAGGGATTCTAAACGGGTCTACCTTGATCTTATCCTCGTCAATCTCATAGATTAAGCCAGTACCCATTAGTGGCTCGCCTTTCGATCTCATGGCTCGCTGATAGCTAGGGTATTGAGCTAGGATAGACTCTTTCATCTCTTCGGATAAGTGAGGGCATTCATCCCATGTAGCGCCTTGGAGGTACATAGATTTTCCAGGCTTATCAACGAAGCTTGTTACTAGCTCAGTCTTGCCGTTCTCTGGCGTAAAGGTGAGTATGCCTCGACCGCCTTTACCTTTGTCTCCGTTGAGCGTCCGTGTAATGACCTGTGGGTATATCTCACTGTCTTCGGGTTCCTCGTCTATGTGATACCAATCGACAACATCGCCCATCAAAGCATGTTGACCCTGTGAATAGCTCCAGAACTGGCAGACAGAGATACCTTTCTCATGCTTAACCCTGACCTCTCTCACTGCTCCACTGGTGCCGGTCATAGACTTATAATCTACAATCCTATCAGGCGGTATCAGTCCACCCTCTAAACCCTTATTAGGGATGAGCCGGCCAAATAGCTTGTGCTGCAATAGATCTCTGGTCTTCTCGCCGGAGTAGCCTAGCAGCCATCCAGTGATAGGCCGCTCAAAAATATAACCCTCCCAGTCATTGGGATAATCGCCAGTGAGGTGATAAGAATCTATTAGGGTTCCGGTTCTCGTTTTTCCACATTGATTGCTTGCCATTAACATGCTAGCAGTATGCGTTTTAGTCGCAGCATTAAACTTGTGCTGCCACGGATAGAACGAGTCATAGACCCGCTGTGATTTGTTGTTGTTGTTACGCCTTATCTGCTCCTCTAAGAGCTGGGCGTATTCAATCTTCTGTGCATGGTTCAATGGGTGTTCCACAACTCGTATCGTTTACGTCCCATCTGAAGCACAGTACTACGGAGAATAGGGGACACTCGCCCCCAATAACCATGACCTCGTTTTAATTGATATGGTTTCTTCATTCGGCCTGTGCGAAGGTGATACTTGCTGATATCACGCTTTCTATAACTGCTCATTACTAATCCTCTGTAGATGATTCACGCATCTGCTCTAGTCGCTTGATAGATTGGGTTAACTCTTCGTCATCCATATCCTGGTAGGTCTTGACTACGTGTACCTCTTGGCGATCACCGTACTTCTTAGGCTTGAGCTTGGATGCAGCCCATTTACGTGTATCAACTCTGAGCTTGGCGTGTTGAACTCCCACACTGTCAGCAATCATTATGGGCTTACCGTCAATCAGCAAAGGTATGCCGTCAACCATGACAGGTTGTGCAACCTGATTGTCTGCAATGTCTAGCATATCCTCAACTAAAGCGTCAGCAGATTCGACCTTAGCCCTATCGTACTGCGCCAAGAATTCAGGAATATCTCGTAACCAATTGAAAACGCTAGACATACAGGGGTAGTCATCGTCTCTACAGACTGACCTTAGAGATTCACCCACTGATAGCCGTCTGCATATATCACTAGCTAGGTCTTGAGTGTAGTCTGTTGGTCTACCTGCTGGCATTACTTAGCCTCCTGCTTGGTTAGCTGAACGCTTGTGGTTATTGGGGTGTAGTGTACATCGTACTCCGCACATTTTGGCTGAATGCATCGCACAGTGCTGTAGTTATAGCTATAAGCCATGACAATTGAGCAATCAGGACAGTGGATATTAGGTGATGTTTTGGCTGCTCTGCTCATCTAAACCTCTTTCGGTTGTTAAACTGTAAACCCGTAACTGTCAATATTGGGTGCGTGTTTGTGGTACTTCTGTAATGTTCCCTTTAGAGTGTCTACTTCGTTCTGTAGCTCCTCTATGGCCCTTCCTGCTAAGTCTGCGTCAATGTGAGTGAATATACCTTTGTTCTCTTTGTATCGGTCTATCACCTTGTCTAGCTGTCTGAGCATGTAAGTTAGGTCATCGTCATGGTCTTTCTGTGCTTCTATTCGTTTTACCTTGTGTATTGGCTTTCCCAGGATGTAGCTTAAGTCTTGGTAGTTGAGATAGTGCTTAACCTTGAATTCTGCGAGGTTGTTTATCACAGTGATTGCCAGCGAAGCTTCTCTAATAGTTCCGGTCTAAGGCAAAATTCCTTTTGGGTTTGCTCTATCCCTCTATGCCTTGCGTAAGCATGGAGCTGCCTTAAATACTGCTCGTCGGTTAAGTCTCGATCTATGTCGTCGGGGTGAACCCCTCCGCCTTCGCATTTGACGTGTGCTAGCCCAAATTCAGTCAAGTTATTCATCAATGATTATCACACGATGCGTTAAGACCGCTCAGAAAGGCGGTTATTTGGGCAAAGTCTCGGTATAGGTGTACGCGGTAGGGTAGGGGTAGATTCTCTATATAGGGCTGTATGCCTCTTAGAATCTCATAGGCGTCAGAATAGGACTCTCGTATTGCGAGGAGTTCTTTAGATGGGCTTGGGCGGTTTGACGCGATCAGGCTTAGGTTTGGGCTTGTTGGCTTCTTCACAGGCTTTCTTTCCGGCTTGTAAATGGGTTGTAAGATTGGGCTTTAGCTTTTTCACTTCATCCTTGAGCCTTTGACGGGCTTGGGGGTGTAGTCTTGTGTTCGCTTGCGCCTGGGGTTCTTATCACCTTTAGGCTTGGGTGTGGTCTTTTTCATGTTGTTCTCCTAAGAGGGGTATTTTACCTAAGATGTTCCAGTAATGCCAGTGGTTATACTGGCGCTGGTGTCGCCGGTAATGGGTCCGGTTACATTCCCTGATCCTGATGCTATTGCAGGAAATTGAATAGTGTTGTTGTCGAAAGCTATTAGATTGCCTGTAAATACAATGCTAGTGGATTCGCTCATCCTAATAATACCCAAGCGGAATTAGCAGCGTTTCTTACATAAGTCCCTGCACCACTGCCAGGATTAAAGCTGGTGCCGTCTGCTCGAATAATCATCCCTGCCGCTATTGTCGAAGGTGCTGATGTTAATACTGCGCCTGGAACAAGCCTCTCAATATAAACTTGATCTGCTGCCGCCTCTGGCGTGAATGTGGGGCCGTCGTTTGCTGCCTGTACGTTTAATAACAACCCTGTGGCTTCAGTGCGTACCGAGCGGAAAGCTACCTCATTCTGCGTAGTTGTCGCTACCATAAGAAATGGGGTGTGCTGTGAGTCTGTAAGCTTGCCAAGGCAAAACATGCCCCCCGCTTGTAGTAATCCCTCCGCGCCATCGACTGTTTGAGTGTTGTCGAAGGTGGTCCCGTCTGCTCTGTTTGAATTAGGAGCTACGCAAGGGACACGGGTAAAGTCTGTTCTAGCTGCAGTAGGGACAGAGGTGGCGAGTGTAAGTCGTGAAGTTCCCGTTACGGGACTATCAGCGGTCACAGCGGTTACGTCTCTATTTGAAACCCCGCCGTCTTGAACTGTGATATATGTTCCGGTGCCTCCAGGCCAGTCACTAAAAGGGGAGTAATTTAACCAATTTGACCTCACATCACAATACAACGTAGCTGATCCAGGGGCATTCTTAAACGGAACACCCTCTGCGTATTGGAAGCCTTCCGTTGCTTGATCGCCGTCATTAGGTTGGAACTGAAAACGATTGAAGCTATTAGAATTACATGGGCTGCTAGTACCGATCTCCATAATTCCTACATTACACTGCTCTACATCCAAATGATTGAACGTATTACGCCTGACATTCTCGCACCATACTCCTACCTGGACGTGATCGACATTGCCTGTACCAACAATCTCCATGCGGCTGAACAGAATGTTATTAATAACTCGCGCAGAGTCATCGGAGCCTATGAGCTTGACGCCCACGGTAGTTGTGGAGGTCAGGGTTACATCTATTGATGAATATTCTGCATCCCCAAAGTTATAAGGAAAAGTGTCTTGATTGGTGTTGTTTATAAGAATGCCGTTTGATGCAATCTCGAAATTGAGATTTCTCACCGCGTATTGATTACAACCGTCAACCTGTAAAGCGGTGCCGGCCTGATTGCCGCCCTCCATACTCATATCCAGCGCGGTAAACCCGTTTATTCTCTCTACGGAAATACCAATCCCTGTCATAGTGGAAATCATATCGCATGTGAAATTACCAAAAGACAACTTGCCGAAGTCTAGAGTCTCAAATGTGGCTGTACCGCCGCCAGTGAATGTACTTCCCACGGCAAGATTAGCGAAGCAAGCAGTTGAAAACACCGCAAGGCTTCCTGTAGACCCTGCTCCAGTACATCTAAACCTGACTTGACTAGGGAAGTCTGTACCGTCATCAGGGAAAAAGTATTGCCCAACCGTCGCAGCAACGGAAGCTGTATGCATAGTCCCGCCGCTGAATATAAACCCGCCTGTGGTGTCATTGAAGTTAAAGGTGGTAACGTCAATCCCGCTTCCAATCAGTTGTATGTTGTCTTGGATGGTTAATTTGCTAGCAAAGTCATAACTGCCACTCCCCACCCAAATCCTACGGATACGGCCAGCGGTTGTAGTCTCAGATTTAATCTGACCAAGCGCCCATCCAAGAGTACCCGTAACGGCACTATCGCTATGATCGGTCAGAGTATCATCTGATATATAAAAGTCTTTAAACGTATCAGCCATAATTAGTTATCTCGCTTAAACAATCGAAGTGGTCAAGTTGCTAGTCAGCCCGTTTGTGATTGATTGGGTTATTCCCGCCTCACTGGTAACTGTAATCGTAGGCGAATAATTAGTCGCGTCTGCGTATCCTCCCCAAGCCTCGTTTTTTGACCATCGAGTTCTAGTGGGGGATGTAAGGTCTACTTTAGTCCATGTAGACACCTGGGCGGCATTGATTAGTTGCTGGCCTGATGGAGTCCCTGTATGTTCGTAGGTGTCTGTCCATGTATAGTTAGGCGGGAAAGTAGCGAATGTCCCATTTAATACAATGCTCCAGTTTCCAAGGCCGTCATGCCCAACAAAGAGTGTGCTTATACCTCCGACATCAACGCCCGTTTCTAGTCCGTAGATACTGTCATTAGTGTGGTCGCCTGTAGAGGGTTCGTTAAACCCTACATACTGATCATCACTGAATATTCCTCCAACATAACCCCAGCCGCCATTATTTGGAAAGGCGCTTATAGTGGTCAGATAGTTAGTCTGCCTAACTAATGCAAGTGTGGCCACTAATCTTTAGTAACCGTGATATTTAGTATTAATTCGCTGGAATTCGGTACATTAGGAACCGTATAAGTGGTGGTAGCAGGGGGGTCGCTGCACTCTTCCAGCCCATTACAAGCAGCTAATGACACAGTGTAATCTCCTGCCGGCTGATCCAGTAGGGTGTGGGAGCGTACCTGTGGCCCTAGAGGGAGTGTTTCACCTAAGACTGTGATGTTCTGGCTTGCAATGTCTTGCTCGCCTGTATAGGCCCATTCAATGTTTACAGAGGCAGATTGAACATTAAAGCTAATCAGTAATAAGAATAAGAATCTAAACATCACTTTTCTCTCCTAATCTCGTTAATTTGCTCGTCGTGCTCCTTGAGACGTGCATCTGTTCTGTCGTGTCTAAAGTCGCTTGTTGCGTGTTCGACATCGTGCTCGTCGAGCCGATCAGTATTAGACCTGACAAGCTGAATAAAGTAATTGAAAATACGGTTGAGTATTTTACCCATCGCTCGAAGAACGAAGCCCAAGACAGCAAGGGTTCCAATAAAGATAGCGAGCTGTTGTCCGTCCGTGAGTCCTTCGTAGATTTCAAGCACTTATTCACCTTCCCTTTCTCCCGTTGCGTTCCTTTGAGTTAACAGCCGACCATGCAAACTTTGTACGTGAATCCTAATCTAAAGCCGTTTTCCTCTGCACCGCCAGATGATATGTCAGCGTTTGACTGTTGGTAGGCTTCAAATATCACATCTAGATCGTCGGAAGCTTCGAGAGTAAGGCCGACTGTACCCCAGTAAGGCATGTTTCCTTCTAAGTCAAT